TGTACCCAGAGTTTATACCAAATCGGTCGATAGTTTGTGTTTTGCAAAATGTAAAGATTCTGATCATGCAGTCGGTAAGTTAATTGAAGATGCGGAAACTGCACTTCATAGAGATAAGAAAGGCGTCATTATTAGTTTAGTCATACCCGATTCACGTTATAAAAATAAATCGAAATATATCCATCAAGGACATACGTTTGCCATAACTAGGAACGCGAAGTATTTATTACTATATGACATTCGATACGATACCGCATACAAATCAACTCAAAACCACTTTAAAAATTATCAACTCGTAATAAATGCATTGAAACAAGATCGAACAATTCTGTTTTATCCAAGCAACGACTACGCGAAGGTTTCCGAAGACATATGCTTTGAATATATCCAACATCTGGAACAGAACAATCTTATTTTGTGATCCCTATTTCTCGTTGTTGTATACGCAACCATATATTGCTAGAAAACGCCCGGGTCATGGCATCGGCGCATGCAAAGCACATGGGTTGCACGGTCGCTGATTCGTGGGACCTATCTGGCACGTCGATGGAAGTGTATCGATCGACTTCGACGTGGCAGACCATACAATGCATGAGGACCGTTTTCGTTTTTTTAGTTCCTTATATTAAAATATAACCGGATGACGAGTATAGTGAGAGATCAAATTCCCAGTTCGCCTATGGTGCAAATGACGTTGTCTTCGGAAAATACCGTCGATTTGATGGGTCGGTTCTTGCCAGCCGGCAACTACTACTTCACCGCCAAACAATTCTACAAAGACATGGTTTGCGGGTCGCTGACTAGCAAAGGCGAGGCCTTCGGCGAATTCTGCTTCACCAACAAAGAGTTGGTAAAAATGATGGCCGTCGCGCAAGCAAGGTTGGGAAGACGTGCCAACATCACCGAAACCGGCATGCCCACGTACTCGAGCCCGGTCATTCGAAGAAAACGGCCTCGACCCGTTACCCCGAAGGTTTGCAGCATCTGCTACGACAACATCACCGCTACTTGCCAGAAACGCGTATTGCCTTGCAAACACGAGTTTCACACGGGCTGCATCGGCCGGTGGCTCCGAACGGGAACCAATACGTGCCCGTTGTGCCGGGCGTCGGTGACCAGGCTTCCCTCAATTCATCGCCGTCCTCGAGCAGCCTCGGTGCTGCCTACGCCACCGACCGGAAGAAGGTACCCGATGAGTGGTAGGCCGGTGTACAACCGGTACAGCATGTACCAGCGGCAGCGAGGATAAGAATCTAAAAAAAAGGTAAAACTTTATGGTTTTGGTTTTTCACTTTTCACATACGCACTTCATTTGACCTGGTCGTGTTTGTGTACAGTGAAAGTGTCCACTGGCGCTGTTGGAATATTTTCCCGGTGCGCACCTCATAGCAGGTAAAATTACGTCACGACCAGTCTGGTAATGTAATTGCGTTACGTTGCTATTCGTGTACCAACCGACTAAAGTTGTAGGCTGATTATAAGATACTGTACAACTTTTTAGCGGTTGTTTGTTTAGGTTCATCCATTTAACATTTTCAAACGCAATTTGATGTTGCTTTTGGTGATCACAGGCTGTGGTAGTATTCCAAACATCGGGGAATTTCCGTACTTTGCGACAATTTGTTTTCGCGTTTCTTGCGTCCACAATCACTTTTCCATTTAGTGGAATAATGACGCCTGACGCTGTACGTTGTTGGCTTGTGAGGTCGCTGCATACTGGCATGATTTGAAATTTTAATATGGTGTGTTTTTTTTATTACCTAAGAAAAAAAATTTTTACTCTATCTCTTCCTCTTCCTCTTCCTCGTCTTCTTCGTCTTCCTCTTCTTCTTCTTCTTCCTCGTCATCTTGTTCTTCCTCTTCTTCTACTTCGTCCTCCTCCTCCTCTTCTCCTTCTCCTTCTTCTTCTTCGGCGTCTTCCTCTTCCTCGTTCAAATCTCGCTCGACGTTGGCAAAGTCCGTCGCATCGACGGGCTGCAAATCGTCCCGCATGATGATCATTTCCGTCCCGCGGCCGACGAAAGCGTACCACGGCTTTGGATACAACTTGTAACTGGGAAAAACCTTCGTCTGGTCCCCGTAAAAGTAGACTCGGTAATGCTTGTACGGTACGGGATGCGGCCTGGCCCGCGAATGGACCCGGTTCACCGGCTCGCCGTCGTCCGCAATCCGCGTTGCTTTGTACCGCATCCCTTTGACGACGCTCCTGCTCATGACAATCGAATGGTAGAGGGGCGGAGCAGGCTGATGGCTTTCAACAGCAAGGACACGATCAGGTAATCCAAGGACTGGAACTCCGAATGAAGTTTTTCCACTTCAATTTCGTACGTATCCGGCGGTGCAGTCAAATACCGACTCTTCACGTCGGCGGCTTCTGTACCTTCCCACACTTTGGTCAAATCGTACGACCACCCCTTGTAAATATACGACGTGCGCTGCTTTTTTCGAACCAACGAAAGGTCCACCAATTGCTGGGCTGGCGCAGGCTCCTCAATCGTATGGCTGATGCGGACGGTGGAGATGTTGGTGCTCCCGTGAACGTGGATGTCTCTGGCAGCCACGCGCTTCTTTTGGATCGTCTTCCGCTCCGTGACCTCGCCGTGTACAACGTGCGTGGTCCGGAGGTTGTCGCCGTAGTAGTAGTCGATCGACGCGACTTCTTTGATCTGTTCCCACTGCGTGAAGGTGTTCAAAAAGGCGATGGTATGCACGAAGAACGATTGCGTCACTCCTTTTTTCTGCGTGAACGATTTCAATCGTATTTCGATCTCCGAGTTCGGGTACGGCTCCAACGCGGTCGTTGACAGTATTTGCTTCACCAATCCGTGGTCGAATTCTTTCGGTATCTCCAATTGCTGCATTTAGTTTGTTTCTTTAAAAAAAAGAAGGAAAAGTATTGGATGTATATATATGTTTTGGGTTTTGCGTACAGAAGAGGGCGGTATACCGGAAATGTACACTTTATAATTTAAGGTTTTTAAAACAACACTCGCTTCACCACCAGGTTGTTTGGTTTGTAGGCTCGAAGCCACCCGATCAACCAGATCCGCAGCATCGGCGGCGTATTGGTCAGAAAGGTGGTCAGCCACATGCACCGGTGGATGATGTTCTTGTTTTCTCGACCCCGTTTGTGTTCTGCGCGGCAACAGTCGTGCACCTCGTCGTAGCAAATACTCTCGATGCATCGATACCCATGTGCACCCTGGTCTCGCCAAAAATGGCAACTTTCAAACCGCGGACACTGATGACCAAAATGATCCATCAACAACGTTTCGTTCGGCAACGTTTGTTTTCCGCAACAATAGCACCACTTCACACCGCAATGGCTCATTTCGTTGCAGGCCACGCTCTTCTGCACCCACGCATCGCATTTCGGGCACCGCATGGCCATCGGCAACTTCGGGTGGTGGATGATGTGCTTTAAATTTTTCAAGCAAGTTTCCCTTGTCAACTCGTAATTTCGCTGGATGGGCCGGTAGTAGGCATTCCACATGCCGGCGTAATTCTCCATTTGCAGCGACGATTGGACGCCGCAAAGGCACAGGCTGGACTTGTTCATGCAGTTCCAACACGTGCTTTGCCCCGCGCAGCAGGCTTGCTTGCACCCAAGGTGGATCTGCTCGCGGTTCTTGTACCGCCAACTCATGGGAACGACGATCATCTCCTCGCACTTGTGGCATGCCACCGACAAAGTGTCTGGGACTTGCATCTTGGCGACATGATCCGACAACTGTTGGAACTCGCCCTCGGTCAACAAGCCTTTGAAATCGTTCAAAGCATAGGTGCCATTGCTGCCGCAATCCGGAAAAAAGCACTTCAATTGCGGGGAGGTCTTCGTGACCGGGTGGGAGTAGAAATTCAAAAGGATGGTGCGGAGGCAATGGGTGCAGCAATAGTGATCCTGGTTCCCACAAGGACTCTTTACCAATGCCACCTCATCTTTGTTTACGTCTTTCGCATCGAACACGGCGGCAAACGATTCGCAGCAACAGAAGCATTCGTACATAGTTAACAAGTCTTTTTCGACCTGTTCTTGCATTTCCAAATACTCTGTCCACGGAACGACTTTCAACATGCCCTCCACGACGCAGTGGGTGCGTAGGTTGCGGATAGTTGGCATTGTCCTTGTTGGGTACCGCCTTTTGGTCGCCAGATACCGGAGAGCATCGTCGATATCGAGCAGTTCCAGCGAGTCGGGAACTTGGAACCACCATTCGTTAATATAATACTTACAAACCACGTGGTCGTTCGGGTTGATGTTCAAAAACATCACCTGCATGGTCACTTCAATTATATCTTTTTTTCACGGTTGTTGAAAAAAAAAGGAATGGAAGTCAACGAATGGGTGTCGCTGTGCTTGGCGACGCTTTTGGTAGGCTACCTTGGAATTCGAGTATTGAACACGAAAGAACGCTTGAAGCCGTTCCAACACAATACGTTGCGGTTGGAAGATGCAAGGTTTCAAACCGGGGACTTGCTCCTGTTCCACTCGAACCTGCTGCTGATGCTGGTGATGGATTCCCCGTTTAGTCACGTTGGCATGATCGTGGTACTTGGCGAGACACCGTACCTCTTCGAGATCGTTCCGAACAATCAGGTGTGCACCATGACACCGGTAAACCGCTACTTCATTGACGCGAACACGGTCTATTATCGCCCCATCAACACCGCGTTGGATATTGGTTTGGTGATGAGGTATTTGCGCGAAGTGGCAGATCGCGTGTACGACTACAGCGCGTGGGTGCCGATGATTCACCGCGCTTTCCGGCACCTAGTATTCCCACGGCTGCCGAAACGCAAAGCGACAAAAGCGTTTTCGTGCGCGACGTTGATCGGAACTTTGTTGCATCGATTTGGAGTATTGGCGCATAAGACCGATTTTGTTCCGGAGGATTTCTCTTCGCTTCGTCACTTGGGGCGGTGGGGCATCGAGACCCGGTTGATGTGTTAAAACCTCGTTCTTTTTTTGATCCGCCGTTGACAAAAAAATGGTGGTGCATGCCCTCGTTTTTGCCGGTGGCGGAACCCGAGGATTGTGCTACGGAAAAGCCTACCAAGAACTGCACCAACACGAACAAATCGACTTGCAGAAAGTCAAAGGCACCAGCATTGGCGCCTTGATGGCGGTGTTGTTGGCGGCAAAGTACACGGCGGAAGAGTTGGTTGACTTATGCGATACGACGAAGTTGGAGGATTTGGTGCGAATCAACTTGTTCGACGTGTTTTACCGGTGGGGCCTGGATTCTGGAAAGCGCCTCTACGACTGGATCGATGAGAAACTGTACCAAAAAACTGGGAAGCGCCACACTACCTTCTCGCAACTCTACGACCACAGCGGGATCGATCTCCACGTCACGTCCACCAATTTGTGCACCGCGGAGGCCTGCTACATGAGCAACGCGACCCACCCGATCATGCCCGTTGCCAAAGCGTGCCAAATGTCGATGTCGCTGCCTCCGCTGTTTGCCCCCGTGTATTGGAACGGGGCCTACCACATCGACGGCGGCGTCATGGATAATTTTCCGTTCCAGGGGTGCGAGCCGCTGACGACGGTCGGGTTCCGGATTAATTGGAACAACGCCTTCGAGTTGAATTCGATGGAAAAGTATTTTTCCAGGGTTGTCTACGTCGGGTTGTACCGGCTGTCCAAAGTGGCCATGGAGCACGCGAGCGAAGAGTGGAAGGAGCGAATCATCGAGGTAGATGGAGGGGATGTCGCGACTATTAACATGAGAGTCACAGCGGCGGTGAGAGAGGCATTGAACGAGAAAGCCGTCGAAGCCGTGCAACGATGGCGGGAAAAAAATAGTTAAATCAAAATTAGATACACGTCCTAAAATATTATAAATACTTCTTCCGTCTATAACTACGTAGCATTGTCATGAAGATATGGAGATTGATTCCAATTAAGGGAAATGTCATGGTTAACACTATTTTTGTGGTTTGATCCTCAGTCGTTGCAAAAATATAGAACATATGCAACGTAACGATCAACCGCGTAAATCCATACAAAACCAAACGAACATTGTAAAATCTATTGGTAAGGTTCGTAATGTTTATTCCAGCGGAACCAAATTCCAGTAGCGTCAGCCACGCCGCTGCTGCCTTCATGGTTTTTGGTGGGAAATAGATACTTCCATGTGTCAACAGGATACTACTTATATGATGCGCCAAAAGCCACTTGTCAAAATATTTGTAATTGAGGAACAAGTCGGAAGAAAAGTATCCAATGCCACAAATCAAACATGTTTGTGCACTTTCATTTCGCCACCATAACCATGGGGTGATCACAAGTTGATACAACAACGAGACTACGTATGCACTTAATGGCCACTTCTTCTTGTACACGGGTGGCAACACTTTCAAACAACCTATTTGCAGTGTCACAAATATCGAGAACCAGAGTATATGATCATACATTTCAATTTTAATACACCATCTATGTTAAATTACCAATGCTTTCAACGTATGCTACTAATAATACACGCCCTCTAATACACGTCCTCTAAAAATTCGAAAATCGCTTCGTTGATGGAAGTATTGAGGAAGTACACCGGGTCATCTGGTAAGTCCTCTGGCACCTCCTCTTGGAATCGCTCCACGCGTTTTCGCGGATCGGAACTCAAATAGTCCAACTCCTCGACGTAGTTCCGTGCTTCGGCTACGCCATGCAATTCCGATGCCCATTGGAAGGTACGGCTTTGTGGTGCATGCGGAATCAATTTTTTCATCTTGTCTTTGTCGTTGTACATGGTATACCGAAGTAGTAGCATCATGATGCCGAAACGGAACAAATCCGCGGCTAGCCCCACACTCTCCGGCGACTTCGGGTATTCTTCCGGTGCAGTGTAGGTGCCCATGGACCGTTTGGTACTCCCTTGGTAAAAATCGATATCGGTCTGAGAGACATCGATATGCTTGGAATAGGGGTTCGTGTGTTCCGTGATCAAAAGACCTTTTCCAACCACCATGTTGAAATCCGACAATTTGCAAACGACTCCCATCGTCTCTTTCTCTTCTTCCACCGGATAAGTGAACACCAAGACGTTCTCCAGTTTCAAATCGATGCACATGACTCCCTGCTCATGCAAAGCCTGCAACCCCAGCATCAACTGATTTTTGATGGCATCGACGGTGGTGCAGTGCAATTTCCAGTCGCCCACCACACACAAGTCGAACAAATCCATGATGGCTCGTTCTTCCACAAACGACATGTTTTGCCTGTCTACTTCTACGTAAGAATGGACGAATATATGATTGCATCGACGAAACACCATCCATTCGTTCAAGAAACACACTTTACTTTTTTGATGGTTCCTCTTGTACTGTCGTTTGATGTACGCTTTGCGTTCGGTGGTCAAAATGTCGGTGAAAAACCCTTCTTGGATTTTTACGGACGACATGTTTAGTTTTAAAATAATGTTTCTAGCACGGGATGTATGATACAATACGCAAATATATTCACACAACAAACGTGCAACGCGGTAATCAAAAATACGATAAAAAACAGAATGAGATGCATTTGTTTTTTATTTTTTTTAATTGACATTTTCTGTATTTATTGTGATACTATTCTAGAATATAATATCTTATATCTTTTGAAAAAAATAGCGGTAAACCGGTATGAAAATAAGGTTTTTTCAAATTCAATTTATATATAAACATACAGATATAAACATACAGATATATATATATAATATAAATATAATAATATACAATCTATATGAACGATTAAAAATGAATTTATTGTGCGACGACGAAGTGTTGTATCAACAACAACCTCGTCCTGATTCGGATGAAGATATTGTGGCATTGGACGATTACGACCCAAACAGCAGAACATTTATTGGGAGTGGTACGTATGGAAATGTCTCCCAAGTCACCATTGGCGGGCATGTGGTTGCCGAAAAACAATACAAATCAGATGAATGTAATTCATGGGAATTACAGCAGTTTATGAAGGACGAGGTGCGCATATTGTTGAAAGTTCGACCGAAAACGTGGGAACGCCACCATAAAAACATCGTGCACTACTTAGGATGCGATCCACGACAATATTGTCTGTATTTTGAGGTATTGGAGAAAACCGCCAGTGCCGTGTACAAAGACGCGACATCGGTGCTAGAATTGAATTCCTTCATCAATTGCATGGTACGCGACGTATCGTGTGGTTTGAAGTATTTGGAATCGAGAAAAATTGCCCACATGGACCTCAAGCAGGACAACATCATGCGTCGAAGCAGCGGGGAATTCGTCCTGATCGATTTTGGGATGGCCCAAGTATTGGACGACGAGGGTCAAGTGAAAGATCGAGAATGGGACATGTCACCGGCAGGGACGTATTTATACCAAAGCCCCGAAGTGTTGCGAATGACGATCCGGCATGGAAGGAAAGAACCGCCTGGCAACTTATTTTTCACCGCCAACCAAGACGTGTATAGTCTCGGGGTGTTGGCATATTTCTTTGCATCCGGCCAAACCTATTGGAACGGGAGCGTCCGGGAAAAACAAGGAATGGAGTGTTTGACGCATTTGCTTCGAACCATCGAGCATCGCAGGCGGATCAACTTTTTGAAGGACATGCTAGCATTGGAAGAGGAGAAACACATCGAGGCGGCGGGCATCATTCGACAGATGTTGGAGCCAGATCATCGAGAAAGAATATATGCATGCGATGTCTACGAGCGTGTGTTAAAATTGGAACATCAAAAGTGTGTGTCGTAAAATAAAATAAAAATAAAAAATCTTAAGTATGATCGATACCCTCAACACGATTGTTGCCACCGTTGTGGGCACGTTTGCCCTCATGATCTTCCTCCAATGGCAGGACCGAAAGAACATCCGCGCCAAAGAAAACGAACGGCACGCGAAACACTTGTGTACCCAACTGTACGACGCCAACTTGACCAGCGCCAAAGATTCCGAATTGATCAACCAAGAACTGTTTCGGCAAAAAGATAGCAACCGCAACAGTGCCATGTTCCAACTGTACCACAACAACATGGTGCATGTGGAGTGGGATCGGTCGCAGTTGGAACGGATGGCGCCTAAAATCAAGCACTTGACGGCGCAATTGAGAAGGAATGATTTGAAAGAGAATTTTTACGATGCCTACGGTCAAATACTCTTGGATGAGATCCGGGACGATCAATTGAAGGGATGGAGCACGCAAGACCAGCAATTTGTACAAAACTTGCGAAGCGATAAAAAATAGGCGATCCAAATTTTTTTTCGTGAGTTATAATTAAAAACATGGTCTTCGGTCAACTCTACGTCGCGCTCACCCAGCCCATGGGCACCAACCAACAAATGTTGAAAGTCGATTTGAAAGGCATCCGATCTTCCACCGACTTCAACGTCGTCATGAAGCAGATCGCCAGCAAAAAAGGGAGCAAATACCACCAAATGCTGAAGCGGACGCAACTCGCGGCCCGCATCGACGCCGTTTCCTACGTCGTCATTGGCCTGATCATCGGTTTGTACAGTTACTACAGCATTCCGGAGGAGGAGCGCAGCGGGCAGTTCCTCAACCAAATGATATGGCCTGTCGGCATTGCGGTGGCCCTTGCTGCATTCTCGTTGCTCGGGGCCGCCTTCCCGATCTTTGCGATGGCGGGGTACCGGTCCGAACTGGCGGAAATGGTGGACGTGTGCGGAGCAGACTTCGGAAAAGGATTCGACAAATGTTGGAGCAAGTACGCGCAACGCCAGGCGAGAATACAAGCGGCGCGCATTCAAGCCGATGCTGCAAGAGATGCTGCCAATACCCAGGCAAATGCGATGATGACACTTGGTTCGGAATTTTTGGCAAAAAAATAATCTGATTATTTATTTCTAGTGTAAATAAAAAAATGGAAAGTGAAACCGAAGCCATCGTAACCGTCCTCCTAGTCTTGTTCGGGTCATGGGCCGTCCTCAGCAAATTGGCGCAACCCACGATGCCGTTCCAACGGGAACTGAACTGCACGCCGCAGCACGAGGATGTTCCAGTCGTGGTGCCGCTGGTGCGCGACGGGAACAACATTTTTCTACTCGACTTGAACGTGAACGGCGCATGGATCAAATGCGCCGTAGATACCGGCTCCACCGAATTGGTCGTAAGCGGGCACGATTGCGATCGGTGCAATTTGGCGCAAGGATCGGTCGCCATACCAGACGGAGAACAAGACATCATGGCCTACGTGTCGCAGGTGGATACCGTGGTCTGGGACAAAAAACCTGTGCAATTCTTAGCCTGGGAGTTGGGAAACCATACGCCGAATCTCCCAGTATGCATCGGCGGCAACGTCGATACTGCCGTGGTGGCGAAGCGAACCGGTACCTCGAATTACAACGTGCTTGGCATAGGGCCAGACGACGATGGGTTCATGGCGGATTTGATGCCAGATTTGCCAAGAGCGTACTCCATCTTTATCGAATCCTACGACAGCGCCAAAATGGTGCTGTACCGCCCCACCGCCATGTTGGATGAAGGCATGCAAAACCGCAAGTACCCGCTGACTCCGAAAGGGATCGTGGTCAAATCCATCCAAGGAGCGCCAGCGAACGGCATCACCATGATGTTTGACACCGGCGCGAACGCCATGTCGTTGCCGGAATCCGTGTACCGACGGTTGGGGTACGTGGGTAAGTTGACAATCGAGATGCCGGATGGGGTCGTGTACCAGTTTCCGTACAACAAGTTCAACACGTGGAACGCCCAAGTGCATTCGTACAAGCGGCCGCTCATCGTGGTGGGCGTGACCAACATGGTGGGGTACGGGGTAGGCGTCGAGCAAACGGCCAAAAACGGGCAATTCATCACCATTCAACGACAATAAAAAACATTTGGCATCTTTTTTTTTTTGGCCTGCGTTGAGATGGTCCGATTCTGTTTGCGATTTTCCCTCCCATGTTACAAAATGGTGAGCAACATCCAGAAACAATTTGCCAGTGCGTTCGCCAACAACAATCTTGCTGGTGCTGCGGTCCCGCCGGTTCAAGTGGTGGTGCCACCTCAACCGATACAAGGAGGTGGATCCCCGTGGAAATGGATCGCCATTTTTCTCGTGGGCGTGATCCTAGTCGGGGTCGTCATCGTCTTCACCCAAAAATCTGCACCGAAAGGGAAACGGGTACGAGATGTGCTGGAAGAAGAAGCCGAAGAATTCAAACCGAAGAAACAAAAGAAAAAACACGTGACATTCGATGTCCCCGTCGATTTAAAGGAGGAAGAAGAAGAGGAAGACATGGACCCGCCTTCCACCCTCCCGCCAGAACTGTTGAACGACCCGAAATTCACCAGCATGCAAGAGATCGTGAAGCAGAAGCAACTAGGAACCTTGAAGTAAAAACAATCCATACGTTTTTCCCATCAACATGCGCCCCACCCCTCTCAACCTTCCGTTTAAGCCCCGGCCGGAGCGCTTGAACCGCCATTCGAACCGCATGGCTTCGCTCTTTGTGGTGAAATGCCCCACGTAGCACACCACCCGCCACTGCCTTCCCCGAGTATATTTGGCACCACCTTTTATTTCTTGGTTGTGCTGCCGGATCCGCCGGTGCAAGTTGTTGGTGATTCCAATGTAGGTGCGGTTCCCGCTCGCCAGCAAGTAACAGACGTAGGACATCGCGTTCACGATCTTTCGTCTTTTTTTTTACATTTGAAAAAAAAAACAGCATGGATATCGACACGGCCAAACGACTGTACATCGAACTGCTGCCCACGCTGGAAAGCACCTCGAAGGAAATAAAGGAGTTGCGAAAGGTGGAGCGGCGGTGCAAAACGGCCTTCAAGAACCACTTGAAATCCAGCGGGAACGCGACGTTGACGGTGGGTGGAAAAACGTTTTCGTTCGAAAAGAAGGAGAAGTGCGTCGTGAGCATGGATCGGATGGAGGATGCCTTTGCGCCCAACTTGATCCAGCAGTACAAAGCAACGAACACCGAAGAAGTGGAAGTGTTCAAATGCACTTGATTTTATGTTCTTTTTTTAAAGAATGCTATCCTACACCGAGTTGGATGAAGATACGGAGTTTCAAGAAAAGGACCATCCCAGTTTTTGCGACCTTTGTTGCGAATGCTGCGGCACCTTTTACCTCATCTGGCAAGCATTTCAATATTAATTGAAAAACAATTTTTATCTGCACATTTCCCCATTCATTATGATACTTGTCCATTCGCAAATAATAAGAGGTAAATTTTTTCTTTAATATCCAAACTTAACAAATTTAAACATGTCTTGAAATCAAAACATGAACATTTCCCAGTTGTATTGACTTGCTATTCTTGCAGCATTTTTGATTGGCCGGTGCAACTTATCCATTTATTTATTGAATTTTCATTTTTTTTGGACAATCATATATGTATCTTTAAAAGGGCCATCCCACTTTTTGCGACTTTGTTGTGAATCCTAAAAGGGCTGGAAGATGGCGAGTAGGGCGGCGCCGACACCGACTCCCGTGTAAAAGATGGTTTTTCGCTGCTGGACGGCGAGGGTTTTGATGGTTTGTTGCTCTGCCGTCAACGAATCGTTAAACGGTGTCCCGATGCATCTGGATGCGATTAAATAGTAAATGGATGCCAACACGTAAGTGGCCATCAAGTACGCGAAGATGTCTTGCATATGGTTTTTTTTTCTATCTCTTCCATAAAAAAAAAGCATGTGCCCGGAAGATTTGGTCGCCACCTCCCAGAAAGAAATCGTCAACGTGCTGCAAAACCCAGACTCGTTGTCGTGGAGCATCGACGATTCGCTCTTGCCGAAGCGGGTTGCACCAGCCTCCCTCTCCGTGCGATCTCCAGCCGTTCAACTGGAAGAGGAAAAAGAGCAACTATCACCGCCGCCAGTCAATATCCTACCATACATTCTTCTACTTGTATTAAGTTATGTTTGCGTGCACCTATTTTCCTACCTTTTTCGAGTATAATACGGGTTCTTTGTCCAACCGTAGCCAGCGTAGTACCCGCCGTTGGATAAATTGGTTATCGACACCAACGGCAACCCTGCGGGTGGACCAGCATCCGTTCGCCAATGAAAGTATTCGGCGCGAAGAATATCGTCGGTGGAGGCATACGGTGGGAACCGAACCCAGCGTTTGTATATCGGACCGTACAACCCATCAATGTGCTTCAAGTAGCCTGCCGACCGCAACTGGTGGTGCTTCTTGTGCTGGATTTGAAACGCTTTGATCAATCGCCACAATTCGTCGGGAAACCACATTGTTTTTATCCGGTTATAAAAAATGCGAGCGTGGACGAACGATTTTTGAAAAAAATAAATAAGTCTATCTTTCCATTTTTTTTTCATGTTGGTGGGCTAAACAAATCCAAATGAAGTGCGTGGATTTGTTTAGCGGCGGCGGCGGCTTGTCCATCGGGTTCCAGCGTGCCGGATTTTCCACCACGGGCTACGAGCACGACCAGGAAATTGCAGCCGTTGCCCAGCGGAACCACTTGCCCACCATCTGCCAAGATTTGGCAGCAAATCCAACCGTTCTGGATGCAGACGTCATCGTCGGCGGGCCACCGTGCCAACCCTTCTCCGAAGCGTCCAAAATGAAAAAGCAACGGGAATACGAGCACGACGAGCGGAACGGCGTGGACGTGTTCGTGCAGATTGTCCTTCACAAGCGGCCTCGAGCCTTCTTGCTGGAGCAGTCGCCGAATTTAGTGAGGAACCGGCTGCCGTACTGGCAAACGTTGCTTCCGAAATTGCAAGAGCATTATGCTATCGAGGACCGGGTGGTCAACATGACGCACTTCCAGGTTCCGCAGAAGCGGAAACGCTACATATGCATCGGATTTCGCAAGGATACCAACGTTGCACCTCAAGGTGTATTGGACCCTGCGTCTTCCATCACTTCCATACGCACCGTCTTGCCGCGCATCGAGAAAGGGATGGGTCCATTCTTGCAGGAAAAAACACTGCGACGGATCATGAAGTACGAGCAGCGCACCGGGAAGCATGCGCGGACGCTGCGGCCCAGCGAGACTGCGCGAACCGTGACCATCACCAATACGTTTTCGAAACCAGGAAGCAACGATTGCATGCGGTTTGCCTTCGACAAAGATGGCAAGGTAATGGATCGGAAGATTCTGATTGCGGACAATTTGACCTATGCACAGCGCAAGGTTACCTTCGAGGAGACGTGTCGGCTCCAGACGTTCCCTTCCACGTATCGCTGGTGCGGGGCACGCGAGAAGGTGCAGTACACGATCGTCGGCAACGCGGTTCCGCCAGCATTCGCCACGCTGGTAGCGAATCGAATGGCCAAAAAAATGGAATTTCAATAAGGGTGTCTTTTTAGTCTTTCAGGACCTGCATCAAGCCGTGCCAATCGGATTCGGTTTGGTATTTTTGTAGCAAGTTTTCCATCAATTTGCCCCCATCCCCAGGCGTATCAACGGTACAGTCTACATATGGCGAGTCTCGATTTTCCCACGTTTGGTACGAGTCGTATTTGACATTAATTGCAACATTTTTATTCTTGAACATGTAACTTATTTTCAAGTTTCCATCGATTGTAAGAGCGTATTCATCTTGGTTACTATCTTTTACTTTGTACGTCAACTCGACTTTCAAAGTTTTGTTTTTTTTTATACCCAGTTCATTTAACAAACGTTGTTTGTATTGCATCTCTTCAAGAACCTTCTTTCTCTCATTTAATTCCCTTAACTGCTTTTGAATGTCTTTCATATTTTTTCTTTGAAGCGACAAAAAAAAAGGTTGGTAATAGGAACGCATCGCAGTTAACGCGGTTCCGCCAGCATTCGCACGCTGGTAGCGAATCGGATGGCCAAAGCACCTTTACATGTTGGATGTTTTATCGCTGTTACCTTAAAGTTGTTGATGATCGTGCAACCAAAAATGCCGCAGCGACGATGGCGATGGGATCAGGAGTTGTTCAATTTTCATGGTGTGTAAAAAAAAAATTTAATAATTTGGTCCAACGACTATTTTGCCAAATGGAAATTATAATGTTAGCGATAGTTGCCCCTCGCATGCAACGATGTTGGTCGTGCAAACAACATGGCCGCAACAACGATGGCGATGGGAATCAGGAGTTGTTCAAATTTCATGGTGGTGTGGTGTG